AAAGACTTGACCGTCCTTTTCTGCGTGGCTTTCACGCACTCGCTCATCGCCCGATGTACTCCAAGTGTATTTTGTAATCCCCACATCTTCATGTCTCGCTTGCGTTAGTGCAGCGTTTAGCTTTGAAGATTGGTCTCGAGCAATAAATATCGCTCTTTTCTCGGTCGTTTTACCTATATCTTTAATCTGTTGCACTAAGTCTTTATTTAGTGTTCCATTCACTACCGCTTGCGTGACTGCATTTTGCACCTTATCAAGGTATTGGGAGCGAATAGACTTGATTAGTTGAACATTGGCAGTTGTCATCGCATTGACTTTTTCAGCTATGCGTGGGTTATTGCGTAAATAGGCGGATAAATCGATGCCAGTCTGATTTTTTAGATTGGTTGATACTTCAGCATGGTTTTGTGCATCACCTCGATTAACAAAGCCATTAGCGATATTTTCGGCCTGTGAAATGCGGTCTGATTTCTCGTACTTCTCTAATACTTTCATCAGCGCTTTTGCACTAATAGCCTGAAATCCTTTCGCATCATCCATAAAAAAAGAGCCTTGCGGTTGTTGCAGGGCTCTTTCTACATCATCGGTCATCGTTTTGACGAAATGCTTAAGCTGTTGTCTATACCAAAGCTCCGTTCTCTTGCTCATTTTCACTGGCTTGAACTTGCGTACTTTCGCCTTTTGGTTCTTCAAAATTTCTGGCAAGTTCATCAGCATTTTTCATTTCCTCAATGTCATCAGCCGAGATATTGGCAAATAAACCGCTTTCTCGCAATTCGTTAGCTACTTGCTGTTCTGTTACGATACCGTTCTGAATTAGTGTATTGGTTGCGGTTGCGAACGTGTTCAGCATATTGATTTGTTGCTCTTGCTTAACAACGGTTAAAGGTAAGAATTCAAACCACCAATCTTCAGGCTGGCCACCAAACAATTCACCACAAATTAGAGTATCAATAACTTCTAAAACAGGTCTTAATCTTGACTCTTGCAAGCGATGAATTGACTCATGGTAGTTTTGAATGTCCTCATCGCCACTCGCTAAACCAGAAACTGATTGACCGAATAAGATTGTAACTGGCATATCTGCCGCACCAGCTACCGCATTACGAAACTCAGTGATAAGGTCTTTTAATCCACCAAACGAGAGTTCTTTGCGGTCGTATTCGTTTTCTTTATCAAGCAATAAGCTGTTTGTCGATGACTTAATAGCCTGTACCGCACCGATTACGTTTGCCACTTCATTCTCAAAGCCACTCGAAATCTTGTCGGTCAACCCATCAATTTTGAAAATGTCAATCTTGCTTTCAAAAATAAGGTCGCCAACGTTAGCGGAAGCAATATCAAAGCGTTTTAAGGCATCAATAATCTTCTCTAAGTCTGAAATACCCCAAATGCTATTATCAGATAACGGAGCATCGTTAGCGTTCATAATCAATAGTCTTGAATGATGAACGATTAGAGGCTTGTCATCACCGCTGATTGAATAGGCTTTGTATTTACCGAAATTAGCATCGGTGATATTCGTTTCTCTTTCGCCTGCTGTGCTAATTTTCCACTTAGGTAATATGATTAATCGTTTTAGCTTTTCAGTCGGTCTTAATGGCGTATTTAAGTTTGTTGCATCGGTGACAATTAATAAACCAACCGAACCATAAAGACTTGACCACTGCAACGCCTTAGTTAGCGTTTCACGAAGTTTAATTCTTCGCTCGTATTTGGTGAAAGCATCTAACTGCTCCGAATCAAGGTCGTTAGAGAAAACATCTCGCCACGCTCTTGTCATATCTTCTGGGCGTTTGATGCAAATTTTATTTGCAATCCAGTTCTCTCGCCATAAGGCTTCTAATTCGTCACGCTTCTCAGTTAGCATTGAGCTAGCGACATAATTAGTCTGCTCTTGCTTTAATCCAAGCTTTAACGCTAACGATGCTATTCCGTCAAAAAATTTCATATCTATAAATCCAATAATGATTTTGGTTTTGTTGGTGCGTAACACATCACTAACGCATCAGCCATATTTGGTGACGGTATGCCACGTTTTCGCATATCCTTTTTACTCTCGACTTTAACCCGTCCATTGTTATCATAATCAACTCTAGGGCGAGATAATTCAGCCTTAAGATATTCAAGCTCCTTGATATTGCTTGATAGGCTTATTAATTCATCATCAGGATAAACATCACCGTGTTTGATTGCTCGATATGTTTTATAAAATCTATCTCGCAATGACCACCAAGCCTGTGCTTTGATATTTGAGAACATATCTTGGTTCTTTTTACCTTTGATATATTCACGCTCTGGATAAGCCACAGAACCACCGGCATTAAATCCCTCAACCTGAATGGTTTTAGGCAAACGTTTGAAGTGAGCTTTTACACCAGCACCAACCCCGATACTATCGAAGATAATCAAATCAGCACCGAAATTAACCGCACTTTGATTTGTTCTATTGGCGGAATCAATGACATCGCCATTTTTCCAAACATCAACATCAAGAACGACTGAACCGTGTGTAAATGCGTTAGCGTTACTATCAACGCCCTCATCCGCAACGTCAAAGCCGACTTTCTTCAATCCTTTTCCAGTAAACCCGAGTTTAATATGAGCATCTACTGCCGCATCAATCCATGCAGGCTTAATAATCGCCATATCTGAATCAGCTACTGGCTCACCCTCATAAACGTGTCTGTAAAGCTCGTAGTCACGTTCTCGCATCTGCTCCATATCTTCCATTAGCTCTTTCGGAAAATACGGGTTATCTTGCCAATTAACCAACACAGAGGAGCATCTTTCTGGCGGATTAATCACAAATCGTTGATAGGTGTCATCTAAAATGTTTTTAGGGTTGAAACTCACAATAATCTGTGACTTATCTTCTCGAATAGTCGGAATTAATACATCCCAGCTTTCTTTTGATACGTTTTCGCCCTCTTCCACCCAAACAACATCAATACCTGTCATTGATTTGATTGAGGTGATATTGGTTTTTAACCCTGCGAATGTAAATCTTGAACCATTTTGACCGATGATTTGAGTTTTCTGCACCTCGAAGAAGTTTTGCAGCTCTAAACTCTCTATCTGATCAATCAACATCTGAATAACAGAATCAGATATGGATTTTTGAATTTCACGACAACAAAGCACTCGTGTCGGATTGTGGTAAGCTCTAATAATTAACGATCTCGCTATATTAAAACTCTTACCCGAACCACGACCACCATAGAAGATAATAAAACGCCACACATCTTCAAATAATGCTCTAAACTTTGTCGGAAATTTAATATCAAGGCTCATCGCTAAATGTCACATTGATTACTGTTGGTAGTGGTTTGTCGCCAGTGGTTACATCTAATTTATCCTTGAACATTCCTAAGTGCTTACCTAAAAGCTCTAAGGCTTTATTTGCACTTGTCGGCTCAAAGACAAACATTTGATTGTTAACAGTATCAATCTTGCCCTCTTGTGCGTTTTTGATTGTATCTGTCATTACAACCGACTTACGCCCCATGCAAATATCTCTCAACTCTTGCAAGTCTGCGATAATATTATCGACTGTAACGCTATGTCGTTTTAAGTGGTATTCTTGCAACTCATTAATACGGACCTTAATTGGACCTTTTTTAAGCATTTCCTTAGCTCTTGTATTAATGGTTTCAGTTTTCATATTTTCAGCATTGTAAGATTGTCTATATGCCTCACTTGCATTGCCAAGCTCAATATATAACTGACAAAACTTTTCTTGCTTAGGGGTTAATTTCACCACGCCTTTAGACGTGGATTTCTCTTTCACGTCTGACATAGGGAAATCCTTTATATTTTTTTAGTTTAGGCCAATCACTTCTACTGCATCTAGTGGGCTTTCATCGTCTGCGTAGAATGTACCGTTGGCATTATGCCAGTGAGAGAATGGCGGCTCTTCTGTTTCAGTCTTTTCGACTAATAACCATTTACCAAATTGTGTTTCATAAACTACATCACATAATGTTCCATTACGGAGTTTTACAATGTCACCGATTTTCATTTCTTATCCTTTGTAGATTCAATCCACTTGTTAATGTTTGTGATTTGACTAGCACACATATCTCGCTCAGCTATCACAGTGATTAGATGTTCTACCGCCTCACCGTATGTGTTACCCATAAATGGAGTTTTTACACAAGGCACCAAGAAAGCTTGTGGCGGATAAATGTATTCAGTCTTAGTTGTTACCTTGTTAGTGCAACCGCTCAATAGCATCGTCATAGATGCGAGTGTTATAACAAGGTTGGTTTTTAATGATTTTCCGAACCACTTGGATTTTATTTTGTGCTTCTTGTTTGATTTCATCGTGAATCACTCTCTGCTGCTCTACAGCTTTGCGCTCTACTTCAATCGTATCTTTTAGCGATTGATTAACCTTTTCTTGTTCTGCGATAAGGTTAGCCTGTGTTTGGTTTTTGGCTTTTAAGTCATTTATTGTTCCGTGTTGAAACCAAATCCAGCCGCATAGGCTAACTGCTACCGCTAGAAAAATCAGAATTAATCTGTTCATAATTAATCCACCATTAACGCACGGAATAATCGACAGCGGTCATCTAATCCGTTTGTACCGCCGTTAATTCGGATTGTTACCTTTTGAACAGAATCAAGTGACGCAAGCTCATTAAATATCCAGTACCACACCGCAGCCTTAACAGCTAATTCTAGATTGTTTGATACTTCTTTCGGGCTGATTGTTTCGCCCAACCAACGAGCAAAACGGATATAGTTATCTTTGCCAGTGATTTGAATTAAACCACGACCACGATAATTCCAACCGTCCATTGTTTCTTCTTGTCCGTTACCAAGTCGATTGGCATATACTCGACTCGCAATCTTCTCTGGTTTACGTTCATACTGGCGAGCGACATTAGGATTAGGAAAATACTTGCGGAAAACTCTCATTAGCCCATCAGCTGAATAATTTAAGTTTTCGCTTAGCGTGGTAAATCCTGCTGTCTCGTGTCCGCATTGAGCTAAGAACATCGCTTGTTGTTGCTTATTGAAACAACCTGCTAACTCAATATGTTTATCAATCGCTTGATACATTCC